TCCACCAATTCCACCCTGGCCGCCAGTTCCACCATCGCCACCAGCTCCACCATCACCACCATCGCCACCTGTGGCTTTGGCATTTCCACCTTTGGCCGTGGCATTTCCACCTGTGGCATTTCCACCTGTGGCATTTGTAGTATTGCCACTAGACGTATTTCCTCCGTTGTTATTGGTAACTTTCGTACCCGTCTTACCAATACCATGTCCAATTTGATATCCCGCAAAGGCGATTGCTCCTGCTTGCAATCCTGACGATACGACAGGCGCAATAATCCCGGCAACCCAACCCGTCGCCGTCGTCTTATTGGCTTGTGCAGTCAACGGAAGCTGTGGAATACAATTGACGTAGAATTCTTCTGTAAAGAAGACAAACGAAGACTTTGTGACCTTCTCACACAATTCCAACCAGGAATAGCGTTCGGTCGGTGAGAGTGAACCACTGTCTACTGCATATCGCATCCCAAGCGTTTGATTGGCGGAGGTGCCGTGAGGCGCATCCTCAATCACCATGAATCCCTTGGAACTACAACCCACACTCAATCCCAATGAAAGGACCAAGCAAATGGTCAGAACATATCTACCGAATGCATTAAACATATCAACCTCCATGATGTTAAAACCCAACTTGCTGTATTAGCTTATCACAGGCCACTAGTGAAGTCTATTATACGAAAGTATAACTACTCTGCTATTTCCGCCTTTTTGACGCTCGTGAGGTTGAATGACCGCCACGCTTGTTTCTCTATATCGAACACCACCAACAATTGAAGGGGTCGGTCTTTCTTAGGTACAACCTCTTCCCCGATAGGCGTCTTTGGGTGGTGCTCCTCAGGGATCAGTGTGCCCTTTTTTGTGCAAAGCATCACCCGTTCAGTCCCATCTTTCTTGGTGAAGGTAACTCGAAGAGTGAATTGTTCCAATAGGCCATTCAACTCTTTCACACTCTCGGCAATCTTTGTTGTATCAATTAACACGACAATAACCTCCTTTGATTCTCGTTATGACACACTCACCATCCCAAATTTAAGGCAATTGGTTCGCCTCCTTTCCAAATAATTTCCCTGCATAGAAATTTGACTTTCCACTTTCATCATCATCATACCAAAATCCTATCCCGCTTGTCAATGTACTAATAAGCTGAATCATCACCATCCCTTCTAGAACCTCCGAGAATTGAGTTTCGCGTAATATAATCCCACGATACCCCAATGTGCTCATGTGCTCCGCATACGCAACAGGATCATGGAATGATGTTTTGAAGGGGTGATCAAGTTGAGGGGCGCCGTTGGCACCAGGCGACACAAGGATAACGTGGTAGGCTTTGCGTCCATCCGCAACAGGTCCCAGTCCTGGTAGCTGACCGTGGGTTTGAGCCATGGTATCGAGATAGGTGACCGCCATCGGCGAGGAAGGTGTCTCCGCGACAAATGCAAATCCATCCCACAAGGCAGGGGGTTGAAGAGTACTCACAAGTTCCCGTTCTTTCTATAGGACAGCAAATAATTAATTATCTGTGTCACCATACCAAGACTAAATGTCCCCACGGCAATGACAATCATACAGAGAAGTAGAAAGGCAGTAATAAATAACTGTACAAACGAAACCAAGCTGTCAATCAGGATTCCCATAGCACCTCCATTTGTCTATAAGAATAACACAAGTCTAGGGGGTTGTCAAGTATAATAATACGAACAATTTGAGAGGGATTTCAATGGGTTGGATCTATAAAGATGAAGAATTTACGAATCCGGTAGGCTTTTTTGGGTTTGTATATCGTATCACCAATCTCAAAACGGGCCGGATGTATATCGGGCGCAAGCTCTTCACAAAGGCAAAGACCAAGGGTATCACAAAAACCAACAAACGCAAGAAAAAACTCAGAGTGGATAGCGATTGGCAAACGTATTTTGGTTCCTCTGCTGATCTGCTTGAGGACGTGAAGACATTGGGAGACAACCACTTCAAACGAGAAATCCTTCACCTTACCACAAAGCGGGGCGAAACAAATTATCTTGAAGCGTTAGAAATTTTGACTTCAGGTGCCCTACTGTCCGAACAGTACTATAACAAGTGGGTATCACTTCGGTTACACAAATCTTCGCTGTCTCACCTCTCACAATCCTGATCGTTCCAGTTGTCAGGATCGTTTGCTCCACGGATACCAGGCGCATCATCGAATTCTTCATAGCCATCATCCCCTAGCTCTTCTCCGCAGAACGGACAAAACAAACAAGTCGCATCCGTTTCGTCAAACGTCAATCTGATCTGTCTTCCGCATGAGGTACACTCTCGTGAGTATTTCATAGTGGCTCCTCTTCATTCAAATGACTGTGTAATTTACTTACGGTGCCGTGACAACAGGGTTTTCAGAAACTTTCAACACAGCATACCGTCCGAATAGTCTCACCCCATAATAGACCATCTTCGCACGAATCCAAGACATCCCATCCTCACGGATAATGCGATAGAGTTCCTGGTCTGCAACGAGACGATACACATTCTTATCTAGGACTCCCTTCCGCATGAATTGATACAGTGCATCATGCACAAGACTCCCGCGCATGAAATTTTTTGTCTGCCACACCGGTCCACTTGGTCCATCCCACGCATAGCCTGCTTTCACGATTAGGGTATCTGTAGCCAACCACAAGAATGCATCTTCATATTCACCAGGTGTGCCCAGACTCCATGGAAATTTATGCACGTAATCTTGCCGGGTCTGATACTTATACCCACCTTTATAGGCAATGCTCATGTTCAACTATCAACCTCAAATTTTAGCCATCTTTGCAAGTTCAACTAATGCGACCACGGCATCATGAATCTTCTGGTTCAATTCCACTTGGTTCTTTGCGGCAATGGCCTGCCGCAGGTAGTCTACATCCGTCATCAACACAGCATATTCTGCCTTTGTAATCGTACCCCTTTCAAGAGACTCCGCAATCGTGTGAATCACTTCCTCAATAGCTTTAACTTTTGGGTCGGCATTAAATGCTGATAGATCGAGGATCATTGTGGCTTACCTCCCGCGGTTTGTGCCAGGGTCGTAGCAATCTCCCGGACGATGCGTAATTTCAATTGGCAAAATGTTGGTGTCACACTCTGTGCCTGGTTGAGTTCTAGTAATGACTCCCAGAGGTTCACACCACCAGAGGCAATCAATTCATTATTGGGTAGATTCGCACTATAACGTGCCGCACGGTTCGCCAATTGCACCAATCGACGCCGCTCTTCTACGGTGCACGTGCTCTCTGAAGTTTGCGCCGCAATTTCAATGTAGTACGAATATTCTGCCTCATGATACTTAGGAGGCGCAATAATCGCACAGGCTGAGAGGAGAATGGTCAATGCAATAAACAGTGATCTCATAGATGCTCCAATTATAGGGAACAGACACCACTAGGACATTCCATTACACCCTCGGTGCCCGTCTTGTGTGATTCCTTGAACCGTCTCTTAGCTTCATCCAATGAAATTGCTTTCAAGGGTGGCTCTTCGACTTCCCCATTGGCATTAATAAAGCCACGGGTTGATTCACGATAAAAAGTCGTACCTTTCAAATACGGAAGATACTCCAGCCACAATTTTTCCATATCCTCTACGGGGTAGTCATGCGGCATATTTATGGTCTTGCTGACAGCATTATCCACATGCCGCTGAATAATCCGTTGAACCTCCAGGTGATCGCGCACGGTCAACTCTTGTGACCCTACAAAATGATCAACACTTTTGCCTTCACTCATGAATTTTGCAAAGAGGGGATGAAACACCAACTCCATTTTGCGCTCGTCCCCTTCCCAATATCGGCGTTCATAGGCCGGGGCGAACATGGGTTCAATACCCGAACTGCAATTCTCACTCAGGATACTCACCGTGCCGGTAGGTGCCTGAGTCAGCAACATACAATTACGAATGCCATGCTCCATTACCAAGGACTTAGTTTTAGCAGGCATGCGCTTCATAAATCCAGATTCCACGTGCTTCATTGAATGACACAGAGGAAACGGTCCTTTCTCTACTGCCAACAATACGGACGCCTCATACGCCGCCTTGGAAATGAATCGACCGAGCTTATCAATAAACTTATTTCCTTCCTCGGACCCATAGCGATAGCCTAGAAGGGCCAACGTATCCGCCAATGCAGTCGTGCCCAATCCAATACGGCGTAGGTTATCCGCTTTGGTTTTCATTTGAGGGAGTGGAAAGTGATTGACGGAGAGCACATTATCGAGAAAACGGACACCCAGGCGAATAGTGTCACCCAAGGCAGCATAGTCAATCTCCCCATCTACGACAAAGCGAGACAATACGATATGACCCAAACAACAATTCCCGAATGGCTCCAGCGGGATTTCACCGCACGGATTTGTGGTGACCAGTTCTTCAATATAGTGGATGTTACTCTCATGCTCTACCAATTCCCAGTTCAAAAATCCAGGTTCGGCGGAATTGTAGGCATTCTTGACAATGGTATCCCAAAGAATTCTGGCTTTGATCGACCGTTTGTATTGCCCCTTCCAGTGTAATTCAATCTCCCCATCCTCTTTAACAGCCTTGATAAATGCTTTGGTGTGTCGAGAACGCACACTGATATTTGCATGCGTCAATTCCCCCTTGACTAATTTTGCACTGAGGAATTCTTCTATGTCGGGGTGAGAAAGGTCGAGGGAGAACATAAGTGCAACGCGCCGTTGACCACCATTACGAACAGGCTGAGCGCAAGCATCAATGAGTCGCATGAGTTCAACGGCACCGGGCGCCGCCCCTCGTTGCCCGGCAATGGTGGCACCACGGGGACGAACATCACTGAAGTCATCTCCGCAACCACCCCCTGTCATTGACGTGATTATCATTGCTCTAGCCGAATCACCCCAACCTTCCTTGCTATCTTTTTTCGGATCAAGGACAAAGCAATTCAGCAATTGCGGATTGGGTCGCCCAGAGTTGTACCAAATCCGCCCACCCGGAACGAAGTAATTACTAGAAAGGATTTCATAGAATTTATCTTGGTAGGTTTTTTGCTTTATCGGTGATTCGGCCGAGGCAATCTGGTGGGCCACCCGTTGACACGCCTCTTGCCATGTTTCTTCGGGGGTAAACGCATAACGATCTTTGAAAATCTTTAGTGAGAAACCTTGCGGGTCAAATGT